GGTCTATTCTATCCAAGTGGTATCACAACTGACTTGTCAGGAAACTTAGTAGCAGTTCCATCATCACACATGATGATAAGAACAATGCTACGCAATGACCAAATCGCTTACCCTTGGTTAGCCCCAGCAGGTACAAGACGCGGTATCATTGACAATGCTACAAACATCGGTTACATTGATGCACAGTCTGGCGAATTCCAGACAATCAGAACACGTGTTGGCATCAGAGATGTTCTTTACACTAACTTCATCAACCCACTAGTATTCTTTACTGGTAACGGTTTATTGAACTATGGTAACAAAACATCATTTGATTCACAGTCAGCACTTGACAGAATCAACGTAGCACGTTTAGTTGCATATATCCGTAGACAATTAACGATTGCCGCAAGACCGTTCGTGTTTGAACCTAACGATACTGCAACAAGAACCTCAATCAAAGCAGTTATTGAGACATTGTTCCAGGATCTAGTATCTAAGCGCGGTCTATACGACTATTCTGTTGTTTGTGATTCTTCTAATAACACACCAGCAAGAATTGATAGAAACGAACTTTGGATTGACATCGCTGTAGAGCCAGTCAAAGCCGCTGAGTTCATCTACATTCCTGTTAGAATCTTTAACACTGGTGAGTTGTCAGGTGGCGGAGCATAATAGAGAAAAGTTAGAAAGTGGCTTCGGCCACTTTCTAAGAATTTAGATAAATAAATAATATAACAGGAGATTTACAATGCCTTCAGCATCAGCAACATTACAAAACCTTTCAGTAGTTCCTGAAGGTACCGGTAATGAAAAGTTATTAATGCCAAAATTACAGTACAGATTCCGTGTCATGTTCAGTAATTTCGGTTTCCCAAGTGCAGATCAAACTGTACTAACAAGGCAAGTTATCGATTGTGCGAGACCTCAGGTACAGTTTGATGAGATTACACTTAACGTGTACAACTCACGTGTATATCTTGCAGGTAAACACACATGGCAGACACTTGCTCTAAACGTCAGAGATGACGCAACAGGCGCTATTTCCGCGGCTGTAGGCGCACAATTACAGAAACAATTAGACTTCTTTAATCAATCGTCTGCAACTGCTGGTGGCAACTATAAGTTCGATATGGACATTCAGATTCTAGACGGTGGTAACGGTTCTAACGAGCCACAAGTATTAGAAGACTGGTCACTATCAGGATGTTTCTTACAACAAGCTAACTACCAGACTCTTAACTACGGCACATCAGATGCGGTTACAATCGCTATGACGATTCGTTATGATAACGCTGTACAGACAGACGGTCTAGGTGGTGCAAACAATGGCGTAGGTGGTCCTACCCCAACTGGTGCAAACTTAGAAACTGTATAATAGTTTTTAAGTATCGTTCTAGACTGAAAAGGCCAGGTATTAATACCTGGTCTTTTTTTGGATGATAAATACATTATATAAATTGGAGACGGCTTGATGGCAATTAAGGATTACGTAAACAATATCGTCGGAGACGTATTCGGTGGGCTGGGAAATCGTGTAACTTTACGTGACTGGCAACACGCCTCTAGAGTATTTGTTCCGGGCGGCATGGGCAATGCTCCAAAAGTCAAGTTCATGTTTCACACATACTTCAATATCAATGAAGATGCGTGGCAACCTCCAACTGGCAAGAACTATGGTATTTTAGTTAGAGAAATTAAATTACCTTCATTTAAATTTGATACTAGCGAATTAAACCAGTATAATAGAAAAAGAATCGTTCAGACAAAGATTAAATACGATCCTATCAATGTGACTTTTCACGATGATAACATGAGTCAAGTTACTGCAATGTGGCATGCATATTATCAATACTACTATGCAGATTCATGGAACCCAAGTGTAAATCCTTTTGCTACTCAACCAGCCTTAAAGAACTATAACAGAAGAAATATATATGACCCTTCTATAACCGGTGATCAAGAATACGGTTATAGGGGAGGGTCCACTAATGCAGGACAGAATCCAGACTATCCAAACTTCGGATCTAAGATTCCTTTCTTTAAAGATATTACTGTATATGGATTATGGGCTAATAATTTTATTGCTTATACTCTGATTAATCCTATAATTACTAATTTCTCGCACGATACCTACAATTACAATGAGGGTAACGGTACGATGACTAATCAGATGACTATCGATTACGAGACAGTTATATATAATACTGGACAGATTGATCCTGAAAATCCAGATGAGTTTGTGACTGGTTTTGGTGAGAGCGCACATTTCGATAAAGCAGAAAGTCCATTAGCTCAAGGTGCGCCAAATGACATCTTTTCAATCCAACAAAGAATGGAAGAAATTATCAATAGTGAGTTGACCCCGGCTCAAAAAGCCGCAGAATTAGCCAAACTAGCTAAAGAATTCGATTTAGATGCTATTAAAGATAATGCTATTACTGCGATACAGAACGGTATTTCAGATGCTATTAAAAATGCTATATTCGGTGGGCCCGAAACTAACACTACAGCTAATTCCCCTACTAACGGTGCTACTCCTACGATTATAAATATTGCAAACCAAGGTGTAGTAACAGGCGCGGCATCAAGAACTACTGTAGGGGGAACACCTACAGCAGGTGGTCAAGTAAACAGCATCCAAGATGCGGCAAGAAAAGCAACTGGTGCAGTGATAGATTCTATTTTCGGTGGATAATATATGGCTTTAGAAATTCAACAAGGTGACAGAACAGTAGAGATTTTTGATAATTTCTACAACCAAGAATTAATAGTACCTGCTGATCAGTGGGACATTGTGAATTCATTTTTTCTTGGTGCACAAAACAAAAAAACTGAATCTGCTAAAAGAACCGCGGCGCAATTTGCTACAGTACTGTTTAGAATAGCGCAGGAGTCAGGTACAGATGTAATGGTATTCTTAGATTACATGAAAGGTTTAGGAAACAATAAACTAAAATTAAATGCAGAGATGGCCTTTTATCTAAATTTACTAAGAACTAAAACAGCATTATATGGAGTAGCAAATCAACCTGCACCAAATCAGACAGTGCAACGAAATGTAATATTATAGGTTGATCCATGGCGAGACAAAAATACGCACAGGGTATATTCACTCCGAAAAATCCACAAAAATATATAGGTAAACACAAGCCCAAATATCGTTCAGGTTGGGAACTCACTTTCATGATGTTCTGCGACAACAATGACAAAGTACTTAAATGGGCCAGCGAAGCCATAGTAATCCCTTATATACACCCTATCACTAAAAGACGAACTAACTACGTACCTGATTTCTTTTTACAATACCAAGACAAGTTTGGCAGAGTCAGAGCAGAGATCGTAGAGATAAAACCAAAAAAAGAAAGCATTATAGAAAGCAAAGTAGTTTCTGCTAGAACAGCGGCAACTGTTGCTATCAATCATGCTAAATGGAAATCAGCACAAGCATATTGTAAAGCACAGGGCTTGACGTTTCGTGTAGTGACTGAAGATGACCTTTTCTACAACGGAAGAGGAAAGTAACTAAATAGAGATATGACTAAGAAACTTGAAGAATTATTCGACATCGCTTCTCAAGAGGACAATCCACTTGAAGAACCTATTCCTGGTATTGTACAAGAAATAACACAGGAAGCAATCAACAATCTAGAAAAGATAGAAAATGCATTGCCGCAGGTGAGGGGATTAGAATCTTCTGATCAAGAATTAGATGAGTTAGCAGATTTAGCAACTAACAGTTTTAAAGATTTACAAGACTTAGGTATGCAAGTAGATTCTAGATTTGCTAGTGACATTTTCGCAGCCGCTGGTAACATGCTAGGACATGCGATCACTGCAAAAACTGCCAAGTTAAATAAGAAGTTAAAGATGATTGATTTGCAACTGAAAAAAGCTCAGTTAGATGAGCGAATCAGCAGGCAAACTAAAGAAGTAGACAACATTCCGTTAGGAGACGGTACGGGTAAAGCACTGGACCGCAACGAATTGCTTAGAATGTTAACGTCAAAAAACTCGGATGAATGATAAATATATTATAAGGGATTCACATATGAAAAGTTTGAAACACTATATTGCTGAAAGTCTTCACACCTATGACTGTACTATTAAAGTTGCAGGTGATGTTGACAAGAAATTTTTAGAGTTATTTAAATATAACTTGGATAAGTTTGAGCCTATAGAAATTAAAGGCCCGACTTCTACACCTGTACAAAAATCCCCATATGGATTCCCAAATCTCTCAAATGAACCTGTTCATATCTTTAAATGTAAGTTTGCTTATCCTGCAACAGAGCCAATGATTCAGCAGATTGCTCAGTTGCTAGGTCACAATGTCAACTATGTTAGAATGGTAAATACTGCGTTTGATGACAGTGTTGACGGTGAACTACATCAGTATGAAAATCAGATGTCCCATACTCCTGTTCTAGATCATGAAGATTTAGAAGATAATGGAAAAGAAGCTAGCAAAGCGTATGGTGATAAGTATCTTAAAGATGTACACGATTATGTTAAAGAACGTGAACAAGAAAAGATCGGCATTCCAGAAGAACAGAAAAACACTCAAACTTCTTTTGACCCCTGGAAGCCTTGGACAGATGACTCTATCAAAGGTAACAAGAGTCCAATGACAGATATTAAACGGCCTGCTAAGCCAAAGACAGGCGCAGGCAACTAAAGGATAAGAACTATGGACCTAAAAAACATTTTAAACAAATTCGATCAGTTAAAGGCTGATAAACCAGTCCTTGAGCGAGTCGAAGCAGAACCACGCAAAGTACTCAAAGAGTCAGCACAGCCTAAGGTAGCTAATACCAGTGCTGTAAAGATTCCTTCTCTTGCTAACATGTTTAAAGAACTCATGGAAAATGATATTTCTATGGAGCCAGTAAAGACTGGTGCTCAAGTTATCAAGAAAAACGGTGACACTTTAGGTACTGTACACAATCCTCAAGTTGCTAATCAGTTAAAAACTGCTATGGATAAAGGTGAATTAAGTTTCGGTGACACTGAGATCAAAGAAGCCGAAGAATGGATCAAGGGTGCAATCAAAGATCCAGGCGCCTTTTCTGCAAAAGCAAAAAGACATGGTATGTCTACAAAAGAATTCGCAAGACATGTATTAGCACACAAAGATGATTTTCCTGCTAAAACAGAAAAGCAAGCAAATCTTGCTAAGACTCTAGGTAAGATGAAAGAAGGTGAGATGCCTCCACAAGGTCCAGGACAAGCATCACCTCTTACATTTGAATCAAAGAAAAAAGATGCAAAACGTGATGACAACGCAGAAAAAGCAGGTAA